CCGGGTACTGACATGGCTACGGGCATCGTCCTTGCATCCAACGCCAGCGCCACGGGTTCGTGGTTCGCATGGCCGGGTGGTCGTGGCGAGTTCCGTGTTGAGGCGACCTTCGGTGGCGGCACGGTCAAGTTGCAGTGCAAGGGGCCGAACGGCACCGCGCAGGATGTGGGTGCAGATGTGACGCTGACTGCGGCTGGTGGTGGCATCTTCGAGCTGGGTGCCGGTGAGATCCGCTGCAGCATTGCGACCTCGACTGCTGTCTATGCGGTGGCGCTGCGCATCCCGAGCCCTGGATTCTAATGCGCACTTGGCCGCGAAGTCAGGAGCGCACGACTGGCCGCGCATTGCGACGCGACGGCACGGGTGATGACCAGAGTGCTGGCAACCTCGTGACTGAGATCGACGAGAACATCACGCTGGAAAACGGCGCGTTCCTGCTCTGGGAGTAACGATGGACTCACGCGCACAAGATGTCCTGCAAGGCTACGACCGGCTCAAGGGTGCTCGTGGCACTTGGGAGTCGCACTGGCAGGAGGTTGCTGAACGGGTCTGGCCGTCGATGGCCGAGATGACCGGTCAGCGCACCCCGGGCGAGAAGCGGTCGGAGAAGATATTCGACTCGACCGCGCAACGGGCCTTGCCGCGCTTCGCCGCTGCCATGGACTCGATGCTGACCCCGGCCACGCAGATGTGGCACGGCCTGCACACCGGCATCCCCGAGCTCGACGAGAACGTGATGGTGCAGCGGTGGTGCGATTCCCTGCGCGACATCCTGTTCCGGCAGCGGTACGCCCCGACGGCGAACTTCGCCTCGCAGGCCTTCGAGTGCTACATGAGCCTTGGTGCGTTCGGCACCTCGGCGTTGTTCATCGACGAGATCCCCGGCGTGACGCTGCGGTACCGCGCCATCCCGCTCTCCGAGATCGTCATCGACCTCGACCACACGGGGCGCGTGGACACGGTGTACCGCTGCTTCCAGCTGACGGCGCGTCAGGCGATGCAGGTCCCGGGCTGGGCTGACAATCTCCCGCGTGGCATCAAGTCTGCGGACAACGCCCGGGCCAACGACCTGTTCGAGTTCATCCACTGCGTCAAGCCGAACGACGGGTACAAGGCGGGCAAGGCAGGCGCGGAGGGGATGCAGTACATGTCGCGGTACGTCGCCCGTGAGGGTGACGCGCTGCTCGCCGAGTCGGGCTATCGCTCGATGCCGTATGCGGTGGGTCGGTATGTGACCGGCCCGCGTGAGATTTATGGGCGGTCCCCTGCGATGGAGGCTCTGGCCGACATCAAGTCCCTGCAGGAGATGGAAAAGACCATGCTTCGGATGGCGCACCGCATGGTCGACCCGCCGCTCATCCTCTCCGAGGAGGGGGCCCTTAATGCCTTCTCGGTGCGCCCTAATGCCCTGAACTACGGATACCTCCGCGAGGACGGGACGCCGCTGGTTCAGCCGCTCATGACGGGCGGCAACCTGCCGATCGGCATGGAGATGTCCGACCAGAAGCGCAAGGCGGTGAACGACTCGTTCCTCGTGACGCTGTTCCAGATTCTGGTCGAGAGCCCCCGCGTGATGACGGCGACCGAGGTGATGCAGCGAGCCCAGGAGAAGGGTGCGCTGCTCGGCCCCACGATGGGTCGGCAGCAGTCGGAGTTCATCGGTCCCATCATCGAGCGCGAGTTGGACCTGCTCTCGGCGTCGGGTGGGTTGCCTGAGCCGCCGCCGCAGCTGCTCGACTACGTCATGTCGGGCGGCGAGATTCTGCCCAAGTACACCGGGCCGCTTGCCCGCCTGATGCGTGCCGAGGAGGCTGCGGGCATCCTGCGCACCATCGAGGCCATCCTGCCGGTGGCGCAGGCGTCGGGCGACATGAAGGTCCTGCGTCGCATCAACGCCGACCAAGCGGTCAAGGTCATCGCCGAGGCGAACAACGTCCCGGCCAAGGCGCTGCGTTCGGACGAGGAGCTCGAGGCCATGGACATGGCCGAGCAGGAGGCTGCGCAGATGCAGTCGCTGCTCGCCGCTGCCCCGGTCGCGGGTCAGGCTGCGGAGCGGTTCGCGAAGGCCGAGCAGATCGCGGCCTCTGCGCCCCGGCGTGAGGTCTTGTGATCATGACTTTCGAGGACCCGACCTTGACGACGAATCCCGGTGACTGGCCCGCGAGGCTGCGTGAGGTGGAGGGCCGTCTTCGCTCGCACGAGGACGTGTGCGCCGAGCGGTACAGTCGCCTGCGTGATGACCACATCGAGCTGCGCACGACCATCGCGTCGAGCCGCATCGACATGAACAAGCGCGTGGACACCATCCAGCATCTGCTCATCAAGATCGCCCTTGCCCTGCTCACCGGCATGGCCGGGATTCTGGCGACCATCGTCTTCTTCAAGTGAGCAGCCGCCGTCTCGAAGACCTGCACCCGCTGATGCGTCCGCTCGTGGATGCGTTCCTGGCGGCGTGTGCGCGTGAGGGTATCGACCTGCTCGTGACCTGCACCTATCGCAGCAACGAGGAGCAGGCGCGGCTCTACGTTCAGGGGCGCACCCGTCCCGGCCCCCGTGTGACGAACGCCAAGCCCGGCCAGTCGATGCACAACTTCCGCTTCAACGGGAAGCCTGCGAGTCTGGCCGTGGACGTCGTCCCGATGGTGAGCGGCAAGCCGGTCTGGTCTGCGACCGCCCCGGTCTGGCAGCAGGTCGGGAGACTCGGCGAGGCTGCGGGCCTCGAGTGGGCGGGCCGGTGGAAGCGGTTCCGCGAATTCCCCCATTTCCAACATCCTCAAGCGAAATCTGTCCGGTTATCCGTCAACTGATCGTATTCACAGAGAGAGGTGAACCATGACTGCTGAACAAGTTGCTGGCATCGTCCGCGCTGTCGTCGCCGCCATCGGTGGCTATCTGGTCGGGAAGGGCATCGCTGACGCCGAGACCGTCGCTGCGGTGGGCGGCGCTGTCGCCACGATCGCCGCTGCGGTGTGGTCGGTGCTGTCCAAGCGCAAGGGCGAGCCGCAGGCGTGAAGGTCTGGGCGGCGGTTGCCGTCGCCCTACTCGCTGCCGGGTGGTTCGGGTTCTCGCATGCGTACCGGGCTGGCTATAAGGCCGGTTCGGCGGTCACCGAAGCCGAGTGGTCTGCTGCCATGGCGAAGGTCCGGCAGGAGTCCACAGCGGTCATCGTCGCGCAGTACGAGAAGCATCGTGCCGATGTTCTGCGCAGAGAGGGGGTGGAGCGTGACCTGCAATCGAAGTTGGGTGCTGCCGATCGGCGTGGTCGCGACCTTGCTCGGCGGCTGCGCGACGCCGCCTCTGGTCTGCCCGGAGCCTGTCCCGCCGCCCCCGTCCCTGATGACGCCACCGGAGAGTCCGGCGACGCGGGAGAGGTTGGAGAGGCTATTGCCGCCCACCTCGCCGCCTGCGAGCGAGACGCGACCCGGCTCGCCGAGCTCCAGGACTGGCTGAGATGAACCGCCACGTCCGGCTGCAGATACCGCGCCGGTTCCAGATGCACGGTCACCAGCTCGCCGTGCGCATCATCCCTCGCACCCGCTGGCCGCACCCGATGGACACCGTCGGGATGTACGACCCGACCCGCCACCGCATCGACCTGCGCGGCGATCAGGGCGACACCGAGCTGCAGCAGACATTCTGCCACGAGTGGGCGCACGCCCTGCTCGACGAGATGAACCATCCCCTGACACACGATGAGGTCTTCGTGGACAACTTGGCGAGCCTGTTGCACCAGTCCCTGACCACCTTCGACTCGGGAGCCAAGCCGTGCCGCTGACCGCATCGGACCAAGAGTTCATCGCCGCCTGGCAGCGCCTGAAGAAGGCCCCGCTCGTCGCCAAGGCGCTCGGCATCAACCTGCGCAACGTCTACAGCCGCCGCCGCTCGATGGAGTCGAAGTACGGCATGGCGTTGGAATCCATCACTCCCATTCGCGGCGCAAGCGACCGCAGCGCAGCCGGACGTCGCGCCAACGCCCTCGCCGCCGAGCGGGCCGAGAAGTACGAAGGCGAGATGCACGACACGCTCGAGGACGGCGTGGTGCTCGTGGCCTCCGACTGCCACTACTGGCCCGGCATCGTCACCGTCGCGCATGAGGCGTTCTGCCGTCTCGCCAAGGCGCTCAACCCAGCGATGGTCGTGCTCAACGGCGACATCCTCGACGGCGCTCGCATCTCGCGGCACCCGCGCATCATGTGGGAGCAGCAGCCGCAGCTGAAGGACGAGATCCATACCGTGCAGGACCGCTGCGCCGAGATCGAGCGGGCGGCGGGCACCGCCAAGCTCGTGCGCACCATAGGCAACCACGACGCCCGCTTCGAGAACTACCTATCCGGTCGCGTCTCCGAGGTCGAGGGGATGCCGGGCTCGACCCTGCTCGACTTCCTGCCCCGCTGGCGGGCTGGATGGGCGCTGCACTTGAACGCCCGCACCGACGGCTGGGTCTGCATCCGGCACCGCCCCGTGAACGGTGGCATCCATGCCGCCTATAACAGCACCCTGAAGGCTGGCGTGTCCTACGTCCACGGCCACCTCCACCAGTTGAAGGTGACCCCGTGGGCCGACTACCGGGGCCGTAGATACGGCGTGGACACCGGCACCATGGCCGACATCACCGGTCCGCAGTTCACCTACGTCGAGGCGGGGCCGGTCAA